ATGGTGCCACTAACTTGGAAGTTATCACTAGAATCTACTTGAATAGTAAAATTCTGATCAGATAATGCTCTAAGTTCGTCTACTCTAATAGTGCTCATGTTTCTCCTTATTTTACAAAGATCCAACCATTAAAGGGATAGCGAGTTGTACCATTCCAGCGGAAACCGCCAGCAGCACAGTTTCTATCCCCACTGTTGCTTTGATTGTTAGTGTAACAACCGAATCCGATTGCAGAGTCGTTAGAGTTACATTCGTTTTCGTTGTTCATAGTAATACCAAATCTCATAGCAGATGCATTAGAGTCAGTTCTATTGAAACCTACTCTATTACAGTGAGGTTGGTTATCCCAGTTATTTCTATTGATGCCTACATTGTGAATCCAAGCAAGCATTGTTTCTCTTGATTCAGAGTAATTGGACTGACCACCAGTAAATGCCGCTCTAGCAGTTACACTGCTTCGTGATACTTTAGGTAACCAGTTCTTTGCATTACCCATTGCAAAGATAAATCCTTCTTGCAATTGATAACCATAATATCCTCTGTTTAGAGCATCACCACCATTCAAGTTTTGACACTCACTTTCATTCACAGTTGAACTAGCGTTCCACCTAGAACCAACATATGACCATGGATTACTTGTATCAGCAGGTGATGCAGGAATCTTACCTACAAGCATATATCCACCCTGATCCATCAAACAATATACTTGATATGCACCAGATCCATGATTGATCCAGTAGATACCATCAGGAGATCCAGGTGCTGCTTGTAGAATTGCAGCGGGAGATGATGCCGCTGTTGCTGATGTCAACCCAAGAGAAGATACTGAACCACCTCCACCACCAGTGGTAGAGTATTGTGTCCATCCACTACCATTATAGATTTCTAATTTCAGATCGGTGGTATTCCAACGAAAATAACCAGCACCAGGTGATGCAGGTCGTTCAGCAGTTGTGCCTGCTGGTAACTGAAATGCACCTGTACTGGTATTATATAAAGCACCTTCAATTCTAAGGATATGACCAGTAGGCACAGTACATTGACCCAAAGTTTGGGGAATGCCACCAAGACCACTGATCGATAGTTTGCTCATTTTACGAGTTACTTTCTTTTATTTATTAGCGCCCACTAGGATACTCTTCTACCCAAGCGGTAACAATATATTTATCGCCATCCAAAGGAGGGTTTCCACGATGTGTCCAGGGCCAATCACACGGGAAGATTACAAACTTACCTGCCTTTGGTTTGATTCTACAATGCTGATAGAGAAACTCTGTCTCACCACCATCAAAGTCATCATTGAGATATAACATCGTCACCAACTTACGATATGGTGCATTAGATGTAGACTCGAAATGCCATTGGTGATAACCTTCACCAGGAGAGGTTTTCTGCAATTTACATAACGTGTGCTGATACTTTCTGTTTAGCAGAATATCATATCTGTTTGCATATTGATTCAATGCAATATCTGTCACCATATTCCATGTTTGATATACTTCACGGGACAGACTATCGTGAAAGTATTCAGTAGGAAGTTCGTGTAGAAAAACTTGTTTATCAGCGGCACCTGTCGCAGGAAACTGTCGTTTGACTGTTAGACCATTACCATTGATAAAATTGAAGTATTCAATGATCTGTTTGCAATCTAGATTAGTGTCAAACTCAGAGATAAAGTTGTCGTGATGTACGACGTTAGTCAGATTCATTACCAGTATTTCAGAGGACAGTGAAAGAATGAGAATCTTGCTTTTACAGCAAGAACACACCCACACTTATTACATATGCCGATGGGATTCTTATGCTCACACCCATTGCATATATTAATTCTTTTTTGGTACAAAGTCAAGTCAGGTGCATCGCCTTCTTCGACGATCAACTTAGCATCATTAGTCATGATAATTTAATTTAAGATCTAGCAACCCAAGTGTTGCCGTCAAACATTTCAATGGAATTAGTTGTTGTGTTCCATCTTAGCATACCTTGCTTAGGATGGTTACCATTAGGACGACCCGCAAACCCATCAGTAGTATCAGATGGTAGAGGCATATACGATTGTCCAGTCACAAGTAACTGACTATTAACGTCTATACTACTGTCTGCGTGTACAGTTATTCTATAGTTTGGAAAATTACCTTCGAGATTTGCTGCGTTTAACTTTCCCATTATCTAACACTCCAAGCACCACCCGATTCAACAGTAACAGTGAAACCGCTTGCAATAGTGATAGGACCTGCACTCATGCCGTTAGCAAATTCTGGACCAGCAGTAGGACCTACTGTGAGGTTTTCACTGATTGTTGTTGCATTTGTTCGGACAATACTCTTATCACCAAGAGAAGGACCACCACCAGAGACTGATGCCCAACCTGCACTACCAGTTCCATCATCTGCCTTGTAGATTTCAGCAGCATCTTCAGAAGTATTAAAACGCATTGTACCAACTGACACACCAGTAGGTCTCTGTGCTGTAGTACCAGCAGGTAATCTAAAGACAGAGTTTGTGTTCAGGAATGATAGAGTTGTGATAATTGCTTCTGTGCTAGTAGAAATCTGATTTCCACTAATTTTTGAAAGTGCCATAGCAGTGCGGTATTCTCCTTAAGTATTTAGATAGGCAGTTCTAAAATATGGACGGTATCACTTGCAAGTGGTGCATCACCAGAACTAAAGACAATGTTTGAACCGTTGGAATCAACTGTATAGTTTGTTCCAGCAATTTGTGCAACACCGTTCAAGAATACCAGAACAGAATCATCAGTATGCTGAATACCACCACTATAGGTAGTAATAGCAAACGTGAGAGTTGTTCCGTCACCAGTGTAAGACTTAGTGATATACTTATCGGAACCAACACCACCTCGTCCAGTAACAACCAAGTCACCATCTACTTTGGCGTTGCCGAGGATGCCAACACGGAAACCAGATGTAGCAGCAGTACCAATACCAATATGTTGCTCCCCAGAGAAAGCAGCAATATCAATGTCTCCAGTATCCGTGAGACCAAACTCGTGCCATGTTCCATTGTAATATATCCAACCAAGCGACTTACCAGGTGACCAATTGATATTGTAAACAAGATCACCATCAGCAGGCGTAGTGTATCCTGTGATAGTACTAAAATCTGGTTGTCCATTTGCATCTTCAGGTGCCAGTAAGGTTTGCTTAATTACCGTGCCATCCTGGTTGTAGTACGAAATCTTTTTCGCTTGGATGTTATTAGTGAAGGTAGTAAGTCCTTGGAAGGTTACAGGACCAGCGAAGATAGATTCTAACTGGTTAGATGCACCACCGATAACGGTGAGTTTGTCGGTAAGAACCAACTCAGAGAATGTCTGAATCGTAGTGTTCTCTTCACCAACAACATTCAACTGTGCAATATCTTCGTTAGTGATCTGACCTGTAACAGGGTTGATAACCTGGTTACCAATAAACAGGTCACCGTTAGAGTTAAGACCAGAGTAGAAAGAAACTCCACCCTCCTCTTTAATTGACTGCGAGAACTTAATCTGATCAGAACTCAGAGTTTCCACCTGCGTCTGAGGGAAGGCGGTGGAGTAGTTACCAGGACCGAAACCAAGATACTCAAATGTATGGTTACCAGAACGCAAGATACTGTGCCTCCTGAACTCAACGTTGATAGGCGCAACAGTTCCATCATTGTTTTCGCGGATGTTGATCTTTCTGGTTTCTTCATCACCAGCACGGGCGGTTAGTTGAACATTAGACAGTCTCTTGTTAACAGAGTCATAGTTAGGTGTAGTACCTGGTTGTGTCCAACCAGAGTCAGTTAGCAGGAACTCAATCGCTTCCTTAGTGATAGATCTCTTAGGATCATTATTTGGTGTAGGTGTAGCACCGTCAGTTGCTTTTACGAGACCGATAGTTTCATTGTCAGCGACGGATACTGCAGCATCAGGGTCAGCAACAGGGTTGTCTCTGTCAAACGTAGGATAGACTTCGTTGACGTTTTGAGAGAACTTCCTGTCATCGAAATTAGAAGTTGTAGGTGCAATAGATGCACAAAGCAGGGTAATGTAGTAGATTCCATCAGCAACACCTCTCTCGAATTCTTGAACTACTTCAATATCATAGATGTAGAATGCACGTTGAAGATTGTAGTTGGTTGTGTCACTATTCAGAGGTTGCATGACGTAACCAGAGATAGGATCACGAGGCAGGGGATTAGTCTTATCCTTGTCGATTACATAGCGAACACGGAATGTTCTATCTTGTAAGTCGCGAGGGTCAGGAATCCTCTTAATGAACGTTGTAGGAGTGAAGTTTACGTTGTTGTATTGAGCGTTGGTAGATAAAGTTGTGTAGATACCATTTTCATTGGAGTCTACATTAAGATACCAACCGCCAACCTCTGTGTTACCATTGATTGTATAGGTAGCACTATCATACTGAATAGGAGATCCAGTTGTACCTGCTGCTTTGTTAGAAACATCAGGACCATAAGGTGAAATCTTTGCAGTATGGACAGACGATACAGTTGCACCGTTAGCAACCAACAATACGTTCAGTTTGTCTGGTACAGCGTCAACACCTGTGCCATCTTGACGTGCTCCAATAGCGAAACCCTGAACCTTTGTTGTTGGAGGAGATGCTTGAGTAGTGTATCCATAGAGGTAAAGTCTTGTTCCAGGCGTACCACCCTGACCAGCAAGTGCAGAGTTGATAACCTTGGTACGTTGAATATCAACGTTTACCCAGTTGACTGATGTCTCTTCACCGAAGATAACATTGGTATCAACTGCGTTTGTGTTGTTAGCAGAGAGTGTTACAACACGAGTGTTTACATTGACAGAAACAACAGTAGCACCAGCAGCAATATTAGTACCACTGATGTTCATACCTTCAATAACACCATTGACGCTACCATCGTTAGCGAGAGTGATGTTAGGTGAACCAGTTGCACCTGTTGCAGTTGTCGAAATGACATTAAGTGCCTTAGGTGGAATGATATGAGTCAATGCACCTGCTTTATCTTTCGAGAATGCTTTTGCTTTGAAACCTGCTGATCTAAGAGCAGTGTTACCAAAGTTAGAGTTACTGTTCGTAATCGACATGTCACCACCGCTCAATGCAGTGAAGTGACCGAAGTATCCCACAGCGAACACCGAAACCGCCTGAATGAAGGAGTCATTAGAACACTTAATGTGCTCGTGTCCCCAACCCTTACGATACTCAGCAAAACCATCCAGGTGAGCACCATCACCAGCAGTTGCTACGTCATAGTTACCAGTAGAAGCGTTATATCTTACAAATGCTCTATCATCTTTTTGCAGTGACAGACCAGTAAACTGCGCCACAACCATCGATTTGAAACCAGTTGCCTTACTGCCATCAGCGTGCATACCGTTCATACCCCACACCGATCTCAGTGACAGGTTGAACGCATAAGGAGATGCAGAGTCAACAGTATCAATCTCAGTCTTAACAGTAATGTTAGAACCAACAGCATTACCAGTCGGTACAGATGCTAATTGGTATGTAAATGTTGAACCAGTCGGTGTCGAAGTGACGGTGAAAGATCCGTTGAAAACTGTTGCATCAACTTCGGAGTTCGATCCAGTTGATCCAGTAACACCACTAACGTTGATGTTAACACCAACGGAAAATCCATGGTCTCTGGGGTTATCAAACTCGTCAACAGTGACTGCCGTTGCTGTCTGACCATTTCTTGTGATCTGAAGGACTCTGTACTCATCGGAAATAGGACCAACAATACGATTTTCTTCGACCCTTGCCTGAATCTGATCTTGTGTAGGATCGCCAGATGTATCAGGAATTGTAGCGAATGCCTTAGATACTTTCTGATAGTAGATGTCTAAGTCAGTTCTTTCAAGGATATTAGGAACAGCAGTGTAATCACCAGTAGGAACTGTGCCGTTAGAAATTAGTGTAGACAGATTGTTCAGACCATCAGCAAACTCAAAGCAAGTCAGTCTATGGTGCGAGAACTTGGGAGAAAGAGTCTCGGTGCTATCAGGTTTGAAGTATACACCTTCCTCAGCACCATCGAAGAAGGAGAACTGCCAGAAGTATGTACCACCTGTGACCTTGAAGATTGCGGTGCGAGGAGGAACGTCTGCTTCGTTATTAATTCCCTTTGCAGTATACGTCGTAGGATAAGGAACGTACTTAGGAATAATCTTGGTACGGCGAAGGTCGGTGCCAACCAGTGAACAACCTCTGGGAACAATGACGCCTCCTTCTACAGAATTGTACTTATAAAGCACATTATTAGGAGATGTCAGATCCAGGTTAGAGTTAGCATCAATAGGAGCAACGTTAGTATAAAGAATCTCACCTGGTCTGTTATCAATCACATACTCTGCAGGATAGAGCATGATCGAGAACGCATCGAATTCGTCATTACTCAGACCAACACGATACGAGAATCTAGCAACCTCTAGAAATGCCCTTTGAATAGACTTAAATGGTCGCAGTGCAGAGTTACCCCTGTTATCAATAGCATCAGATGCATCAAAGTCATCAGGGTTAACGTAAATAATACGTCCCGTGCGGGACGTAATAATATTCTTAAGTCTAGTTAGAGACATCTTCTACGTTGCTTTTTAGTTATTTATTGGAGATTATGATCCACCGCCAGAACCGCCGCCGTTGCCGACGCCACTACCAAAGTTTCTGATAGTTAATGCAGACGATGCATCTTCAAAACCTACAAGGTTGAAAGCAGCATTGCCACCATTAGATTCAACAATCAGACGTTGACCAGGACCGATGACCAGAGACTTAATCTCTTCTGTATTGTCATCAGAAATTGCATTATCTTTTCTGAGGTACATCTCAGCATCTGCTGCAGTAGTTGCCAGAAGAACTGCACTAACACCAACTGCTGCACGACTTGCAGTAGTCAGAATGGGTGAGTCTTGGAATACGCTGGATGTTGTGAAGTCAGCAGAGTTCTTACCTTTGATGACTTTTAAGGTAGCACCACTGAGGTCTCTTACATAACCATATGCACCAGCAGTTTGAGTCTGAACAGTATATGCAACACCGTTTGCTTCAAAGGTGTCAGTACCATCTACCCATGTTCCTTCTTTGTCATAAATGTAAACACCACTATAGGTGAAGTCGGTGCTAGTAACAAGATATCTATCGTTACCACCATAAGCAAAGTTTCCTGCTGTACCAGTGTCACCTTCATAGAAGTAAAGGTTACCAGACAATGCACCAGCAGAGAAATCATACTGAATATATGCACCTGCTTGTCCAGGGGTGCCGTTAGTTGTCTTGCCTGTTGTTAATTCAGCACCATCATCAGCAGAACCAGCGATGTTATCAGGACCCCACTCACCATTAACAGTAGTAGAGAGTTTGAAATCAATACCACTCATGGATGAATCAGATACATCAAAGCGATATGTTCTATCAGTAAAGACTGTTAAATCTACACCCAGATACAAGTTATATGTAACATCATCTGTAGACAGAATGAACTCGTTTACTGCCGCACCAACACCACCAGTAGAGATCGATGCAGTTGCACCACCAGATGCTGTAATACCATCAGAATCAGTGAACTCAGTACCACTACCAGCAAGAGTTGTAGGACCGATGTAAATGCTAGTAGTACCAGAACCCTGTGCTACTCCGTAAATGGTTGCTGTTGCAGTGTTGCCACCAGATCCTTTGGTGACTGTTTCACCAACAGCGAATGTACCAACTACACTGTTTACCGTTACAGAACGAATGCCAAGTTCCTGAACGTAGATAGTTGTAAACGGTTCAATGTAGAAAGATTCAAAAATTGCTTTCTTCTCACCATCTGCAGATGTCAGTGCTTGCCCTGCTGTCAAAGCAGATGCAGCGGGGATGTTCGTTCCAAGATTGAAACGATAACCAGTAACTACATCACCTTCATGTAGTTTGTAGGTCGAAGCATCCAGGGTCAACCTTTGATCGTAATCTTTGAGTGCTACATCATAAGTATCAGCACCACCATCAGCAGCAACAGTCAGGACTGTACTCGCTGAGGAGTCGATAGGAGCAGCATACAAAAGAGTATTGGTTGTTCCCGCTGGTTTTGCTTGTCCAAGAAGTCCTTGTCTTGCCATTGTTATTAGAATCCAGAGTAGAAGAATTGTTGTTGTCTTGTTTGACCAGTGAGGTTGTTAGCGCCAATACCAGCACCGAAGTTTACATCCTCAAGTGTTACGTTATCAGTAGAAAGTAACGTTGCATTAGAATCAGGGAATCTAATGGTTCTAGGACCAGTGATGTTATCAACAGAGAGTGTAACTTGTCCTGTAGTATTACCCGAGTCTTTAAGGACAGGAGTGACTAACGACTTGTTAGATAAATCCTGTGATGCTAACTCAGATACTAAAGTGTTATCGCCGCCTCCACTATTTAGAGTATTAGTTTGGGGGAAAACAAATGTTGAGTTTGATACTGTTGTTTGATTACTGACATTGAAAGTAATTTTCTTTGTATTGTCAGTGGGATCTTGAAGAACAACAGTTTCGTATGCTTTGTTCTTAATAACTTGGTTGGATTCTGTACCAACTAACTCAAGACTTTGGTCAGGAACTGTAATAGTCCTGTTTGCAGTCAAAGCAGAAGTATTAAACTGTGCCCAGTTAGTATCCGCTGCATCATCAGGAACCAACTTAAGATCAACTAAAGTTTTGTTGAACGCAATCTGTGTTGCCTTGGTATCCAACAGTGTAGAATCTAAACCGTTAGAGTTAGCAAGAGTAACAGATGTCAGTCCAGCATCAGGTAAGAAATATCTACGTGTCTGACCGATAGAGTCAGCATATGCAATCTGGAATTTTGCTTCATCATTACCATCGAAGAGAGTAAAGTTATCTTCGTCAATAAGAATCGTTTTATTTCTCAGTGTCTGTACAGTATCATCACCGATAAGTGTTGTACCGTTACCAGATGTAATCGCGGGGAATGTGAAGATACGAGTATTAGTACCAGTACCTACGTTACTAACTTCAAATCGTGCTTTGGGACCTTGGGAATCAGAAAGAATAAAAGAACCATCATCAATCAGGAACTGACCTGTAACTTGAACAGCACCAGTACCTTTGGGTGCCAACACAATGTTGGCGTTGTTTGCAACTTCATCAACAGCGGTAATGTACAACGATGTGTTACTATTACCATTGTCGATTCTAGTCATGTAGAATCCACCTTCACCAAAACCCAGACCCATTTCATCATATGCGGTCTGGTATAATCCAGTGTTTCGGTCCAGGTCGAAACAAAGTCCAGGCGCTGCCTTAGTGCCCTGTGCAACTCCCTTAAAGAGTTGATTGACTTTTGCTTTTCGGTTGGGGATCAACGGATCAGATACGACGAGAGGGAGAATTGCTTCTCCCGATACGTTCGCGTCTGAGATTGTCTCCAACTGAGAAATTTTTCTAGTTCCCACGAATCATCACACGATTTCTTACAAGTTTATTTATACGGATACAATTCATTGTATCTGAGGAACCTCCGCGCTGAAGGTGTTACTTCGAGAGATTCACATGCAGCAAGGTATGACTCCCATTCTTCCTGTAATTCCTCAGGTATTTTATTTTCCGACTCCATAATCAGGTGCCTTTAGTTCTA